TGATAATGTTCGTGGAGGTGCGTATACACAATTAGAATTACCAAATGGGACACGAGAACTAATACAGAATGAATTTAAAAGTGCAAATGACAAATGTTATAAATGTGGATTAAGTGGACATTTTGCCAATAAATGTAAAGAAGAAGAATCGGAAGAAGAATTGGTTTGGGGATGTGAAAATTGTAATAGAGAATTTACTACAAGATTTGGATGTATGGTCCATGAAAAATCTTGTAAAAAGTCATCTCCAAAAGAAAGTGGGGTTTGTTATAGATGTGGTAGAAAAGGTCATTATTCGTCAGATTGTTATGCGTCAAAACATATTAAAGGTTATGAATTATGACAATTAACAAATACGGACTCTGAAGAAGATTATGATTCAGATTCCGACTAAACACTTCTAATAAATTCCCATTTCAAGTATTCACAGATTTTTTCCCAGATTTCATCGTGTGATATTAATCTATCTCTTGATTTGAGAAGAGGGAAATATACTTTATATTCATCCAATTCCAATAATTCAAAAAATTTGTATAAAATGTAGGAATATGATAAGAAATTTGTTCTGTCATTTGGACAGTATAATAAAAATGGAGCCTGAATTTCTTGGAACATTGCTCGGATTTTTTCTTCGATTTCTGGTGTAATTGTTGGTGGGGGATTTCCATTAAGTCTTGATACGATATGGGTGGCATGTTCATAATATTTAGACCTATTTAATTTCTTTAAAATTTCCCGAATGTCTTTTTCTGATAAAGATGCTATATTTTGAACTCTACGTTTTTTTATTTCACATATAACTTCAGTCATTATTTCATCTGGTATTATTGTTGATTCTTTTGCTTGGAATTGATTTAAAATTTCGTTCAAATGATTAATTTTCTTATATGCGTAATTATTACGTTCTTTTGGTGGATCTTTAAATCCTGCAAAATCCGAAACTACCATCATATATTCTTCTGATCCGCATTTTGGACATACTAAAATACCTTCAGATGATATTTCTTCTCTTGCTATATTACATTTAGAACAATGCTCAGATGTTGTATCGCAATCTATTTTTTCTTGTCCATCTGTCATTTTCATTCTTGATAAATATTCTGTAAATATCTGTTTTTTTGATGGACCATTATCATTGGTTTGTTGAATTATATATTTCATAAAAGTACTTGTATCATTAATAGATGTTTGATTATTTGATGTTTCTGTTGATCCATAATATTTAAAAAATATATCTGCATTCTTAGAAAAATATGTTTGGATTGATTCATTAGAATTAACTTTTGTTTTTAAAAATTCAATGTCATTGTATTTTCTAGCTAATTCTAATAAATTTTTGTCATCCATCAAATTAAATTGTTTTTTTGCTTCCTCTAAATTTTTTTGGGTTATTTCATTATTTTCAATTGAATTTACAAAATTTTGGTGTACAGAATCTAAAGTTCCGCCAATTAAATTTTTTTTATGATCTCGTGTTTTTTTCACCCGAAATTCTGACATTTTTTAATAGTTTTATGATGTTATTACTTAAATCAAGTTAAGAAGTAATAATAAACCTAACGCAACAAATACCGGAAAATCAGTAGAAGTACCATTTTCAAATCCTTCTTTTCCTGATTTACATACAGATGGGTCTTGTTTTGTGCATAAATCTGGATTATAATCTGGTGATAATGTTGTATTCAAAAAAGCCGAACCAATTCCTGAACTTACAGGACATGTATAACATTCACATGTGGGTGTAGAATCTGCACTTAAAGAATTAAATAATGTTGTTGGGTCAAGGTTTTCAACATCTTGTATAATTCCAGGAACTAATCCATTAAAATCAGATGCAATGCCACCTAAATCTTTTCTCATACTTTCAGGTAATGCTTCTGCTGCATCAGTTACATTATTTATGTAATTATATCTTGATTGGGTAGAACCATCTGGCGCAATACAAGATCCACCTGTATTTACAAAAAATCTATTTCCCAATGCTGGTCCACTAATCAAATTTTGCATATACGTTACTATTCCTCCAGTATTTCTTGCAATTTGAGATATTGATCCATCACTTCCTATACCTAAAGATGAAGGAGATTGTACGTTATCTACGTATGAATAAGATGGTCCCATAATTTGTTGTGATGCTGTACCACCTGCAAGAGATGACCATAAAGAATTACTACCTAAGTCTGCCATTATTTATTATAAAGGAAATCTCTTACTTGATAAAAATAAGCCTTGTTTTGAAATATACAAGGACGTATTTTTAATACTGTAAAAATAGTTCTATATAAAGGAAATTGCATTTCTTTACAAACAAACGCTAATGTTAAATACGCACTTCTATTAATTCCCAATTGACAATGTACAAAAATATTTTTTGATTCTCTAAGGAAAGTTTTCATTATAAGTTTGAATTCATTGTACCAATCTAAAATAATTATATCTTCTGAATCTTCAGATTGTAAACAATAATATTTATCTGGGTGCGCAGTTTTAAACCATGATGGAGAGTGTTCTTCAAACGCACAATTAATTACATGAGTTATTTCATTTTTTTCAGTAAATTCAGGTGTTAAAAATTCACCTGAACCTACAAGTATACGTGGATGAAAAAATACAGGAGGATCGCGTCTATATCCTCTTGAATTATTTCTTAAAAACTGGAAATTTTCATATTCCATCTATATATTATATTAAAACAACGTCTTGAAAACTGCATTCAAAACGAAAGTCATTACTAAAGCTGATCCTCCAAGAACTGCTGCACCCGTATAAGATACAACTCCTCCTGAAGTATAAGAATGAGGAATATATTGTAAAATTAATGTTCTAGGTGTGCTTAATGATACAATTACAACTGATAAAAAATACGCAAAATATTGTAAAAGACCTTGAACAGAATAACGTAAAATTGAAAGTTGAGGTGTAAAATCTTGAGATTTTGTTATAGCTGGTTTCATGGGTGATATAAATGGATCACCTCCTCCAGTTACCATTGGTGCAAATTGTTGAACAGGTTGTCCTCCACCTCCTCCTAAAATTTCACTCAGATCAGTAGAATCCATCTTTATTTAGATATAGGTATTTCACATTGACTATCTTCCACGCGATATTTAAAACACTTTCCATTAGATCTTATCATTTTAGATTCAATTTCAGATACATCCATTGCTAAGAAGTCTTGACTTCTCACAGGTTTGTGAAATAACATTATTGAAAATCCAATACCAATTAAAAAGGAAAAAAAGAATTCACCTTTTGGATTATGTAAAATTCTTTCTATCATTTTCCTATTATTACATTCAGAGAAACGGCTTCAGGAGTACAACTTACTTCTTCTGAAACGACCTTTACACATCCATTTTTTGTGTGAAATGTTTCAGTTATTTGTGGATTGGGTAATTTAGGTGTTTTACGAATTGGTGGATTAAAAATTGCTACAATAAACAAACCTACAATTGAACCAATAAAAACCCAAAATAATGATATCATTTGTTATTCTTATAATATTCTTCATAAGAAATACTTTTTTTTTCAGGTTGATTTTTAATTACAGGATCTACAAATCTATTAAATAATTTTTGACCTACTAAGACTGAAGCCTCATCTTCTGTCATTTCACTTTTTTCAATTTTACGTTTTAATTGAAGCATATAAAAGAATGTTTCATCCAACTTACCTTCAATATGTAATTTGTATATCGTAGGATAATTCTCAAATAAAGTTTTATTTTCTTTTTCCATATTTTTTGCCCATAATTCAGGTTGAGATTCACGAATACGTTTGTGACGTCTCATAGAAGTATCCATGTCTCTTACTAAAGCTTGAAGTTGTGTTGCACTTAACGACATTTTATATTATTTCTACGCAATACATTAAGATGTATTCTCCCGCACCTTTACACGTTGATAGTTCTGGAAAAATGATAGCTTCGGGGTTACCTACTTTACATACAGGTTTTACTCAAAATATAAATGGTGGTTTAATTGATCACGGAGCTGTAAAAACTGCTACATCAATTAACCAACAATCGAAACATGCTATAAAAGCCGGAGTTACAATGCGAGGTGGAAGTCTTATACCAATTCAACACGGTTATGCTGTAGAAGGTGGAACTATTAAAGGTGTAAGTGCAACATCCAATACATCTAAATTGCTTACACAATTAAATAATCTTAGAACAGGTGCAGTATATGATGGTCTAGGATCTACAACTCCTTCAAAAGTTTCCGGTGGAAGAAAACGTAGACGTAAAACAAATGGGAAGAGAATCAGCAATAGGAATACTAAGCGGAATACTCGTAAGCGTTCTCGTAATATTCGTAGGCGTAATAGCTCTAAAACAAGAAAACATTGATTTAATGACTAAAGGTTGGTATCTTTATTTTTGGTTGTTATTTATTACAGCTCTTTTACTTGGACAAATTGTTCTTTCTTGGATTTTAATTACTTATTGGGATACAAATCCTAAACAAATAGAAGGTGGTCCAGTTGTTTCTTAACAATATTTTGATATATCAAAAAAGAATTCTCCACGTGTACATTTAATTTTATCTTTTGTTTTTGAATATATTAAATTAAAATCAGTTTCGTTATTATACAAATAAACTTGATCTAATTCAAGATTCATATATCTTTCAGCTTTTGTAGTAAAAAATTCGTGTAGATCTTTTACAACTTCTTCTGGCACAGGTTGATCTGTTCTTTTTTTCAGTCTTTCAAGTGCAGTAGACAATTTTACATAAGGAATTGCAACTATAGATTTCATTTTTTTTTCTTTCATTTTTTTTAAGATTGTGTTTATTATTTTCATACCTCCACATGTTGCAATATAGACAAAATTTTTATTTTTTTCAATTTGTTCATATACTAATTCAAGTGCCTTTTTAGATTGTTCAGAATGTTCACCTTCTAATTTATCCGGATCTATAAGCAAAAATTTTTGTGTTATATTTGCATTTTTCAACATTTCAGTAACATGTGAAGATTTTCCTGTTCCCGAAGGTCCACAAATAAGAAACCCAAATTTCATCTTATTTTATAGGAAGACAATTGTTAAGTAAAGTGTTCAATAATATTTTAAATTCTTCACATTGTTCAGAGGATGTTATACCTGTCAAAATTAATTTACCAGTTCTAAATACATTTGAAGTCCATTTATTATCCTTAAATTGTATTTTAACACCTGGATAAACATCTGGATCATATGAACATATTATATTTTCATCTTGAAGACTACATATTTTATTGTATAAATTCTCACGATGAATTGTAGTTAAAGGATTAATTTGAGATGTATAATTCATTAAAACAACTCTTCGTTTCATTATTTCCCATTTTTCTGGTGGATTTATGATAGAATCTTTACAATATACCCATATTTTTGAAATTAAATATTCTAATGCGGCTTCATCATATTTTTTATCTAAAATTCCTGTCATATGAAATACACCATTTTGGAATATTTTTGTAGTTATTTCTTTTGTTGGAAGATTTCCATTTGCATTATTCAATGAAACTATTGTTATAGAATTTCTACCAAACCCTGTATTTGAAACCTTTTCTTTTTTAGATCTTCTTTTTATATTATCACGTGATGATTTACCTCTTGTTAAAACTCCACGTTTTTCAACTTTAATTATTTCAGAATCTAAAGGAAGATTTTCCAAGATTTTTGTTGTATCCAACTTTAAATTTAAAGTGTATAAAACTACCATAGTTGAAAGTTTAGGATTCTCCATTTTGGGGATTTTTTAAATATACTAACTTAATTTCGTTTTTCCAAGAGAAAGGCAAACTTTGATGAAAAAAACTTACCAAATGCACATCATTATTCCTTATTATTCTACGTATTCTTCCTTCATGTCTTGGATCTAACATCCATCCAATTTCAAGATATCCCAAAAAAATAGATATAGAACCATAATGTTTTAAGATTTGTTCGCATTCATCAGCTAATTTTTCAGATGATATTTTTGATAAATCAATTTGACATTTTTTACGTATTTCATTAAAATCTTTAGGAAAAAAATACACATAAAGCATTTATTATTAATGTTTATGTATACTTAAAATATAAGTTAGTTTAAACAAGAATTATAAATTATTTTAATTATTTTATAAATACACCAAAGGAATATGTAATGTATTGTAATTATACCAATAATATTCATAAAATCAATAGTTTCAATGCAAAACGTTTCAGTTTTTGTATCAGATATAGAAAAGTTCGTAATACAATAACCTTTTTCAATATATTTCATTTCTCTCATAATATTTCCACAAGTTTCATCTAATACATCCATACTTTGTTTACCAAGAACACATGTAAGTATTGATACAAATAACAAATACATTTTAAGTGAAAATTAATTAATTTATAAAAAAACGAATTCGTTTTTATATTTCTTTATTTTTTACAAAGAACAAATAATATGTTTAGTCTAAAAAATTATAGAGGAAGTTGTTGGGTAAATGCATGTTTGCAAGGATTATTTAGAATACCTCAATTACAAGAACGTTATGATAATAAAAAATCAGATCCAGAAAATGAAATTGATAAATCGTTGGAAATTTTATGGTTATCAAAAGGTACAGAAGGTCTAAAACAATTCTTCGATTCTGTAAAACATACTTCTTTACCTACAGGTAGAGGAACTGCAGATTCACATGAACTATTGGTTTATCTACTTGATAAATTACCATGGTTAGATGAGCTTTGTAGATTTAAAATTGCAGATAAAATTTCTTGTACAAAATGTTCATATCAATCTATAAAAGAAGACACAAAAATTGAATTATCTTTATTTCCAGAAGAAAAAAATACATCAATAACAGAATGTATAAAAAAAGAAGTTACAGAATTTATTCCAGAAAATTTTAAATGTGAAAAATGTGGAGAACAGTGTAAAAAACAACTTTTAATCGGATCTTTTCCTAAAATATTAGTTTTACACGTTTATACCGATGAATGTAGACAAACTAATTATTCAAGTAAACTTATGGTTAATTCTAATAACTATGGTTTATTAAGCATTTTATCTTATAACGGTGCACATTGGTGGTGTTATGGACGTAACGGTGTTGGTAAACCATGGTATACATTGGATGATACAACTGTGAAAGAACACGGATCTAATGAATTTCCATTAAGTAAAAATATGAGAATTTTAATTTATTATCGTCTTGATGAATAACAAAGAATGGAACCAGCTGTTATATTGAGTATTTCTATTGTTGGTCTTGTTTTAATATCATTATCTGCATGGATAATAACAGGAAGTATAATTTCATTTTTTATCGTAATTGCTCTTTCTGCTTTAGTTTCATATATTTTACATTCGTTGGGAGTTTTTGAATATAAAATTACACAAAATGGTTTAGAAATACAATTTCATGAAAATAGTCCATCACCTCATGAAAAACAACATGATTCTACTAAAAAAAATCACAATAATCATACAAATCCTAAACATTTAGAAACCAAAGAAGTATTTCATGTTGATGGACAATACACTTATACAGATGCACCAGCTGTATGTTCTGCTTATAACTCTGAATTAGCTTCTTATGATCAATTGATGGATGCATTTTCAAAAAATGCTGAATGGTGTTCATATGGATGGTCTGCAAGTGGAATGGCTTTATATCCAACTCAACAATCTACATGGAATGCTCTTCAACAAGAACCTGATGAAACTAAAAGAACTGCGTGTGGACATCCCGGTGTAAACGGTGGATATTTTGATCAAAGACTTAAATTTGGAGTAAATTGTTATGGAATTAAACCAATTTCTAAATCAACAAGTTTTCCAGTTCCTTTACCAGGAAAAGATACAAAAGCATTTGATGAATTAGTTGATAAATTCAAGAAAATGTTAGGATCTATGATTGTTTCTCCATTTAATAGAAATGTATGGTCACAATCAGGTGAATTAAAATATGAATCTAAAAATGCAGTAAAATCTGCAAGTTCTTACTTAGATGTTATAGAAGAAGATATTAAAGCTATTCCAAATGAAATCTCAAATGTGTTTTAAATAATAAATATGTTTAGTTATTCTTTAAGCACACCTATTAAGAAAGGTACATGGACACCCCCTAAACCTGTAACACATCCTTATATACCTTATTCGGGTGAACAAATTCAAGATCACAGATTTTTAACATGGTTAATAAAACCTAAAAATACAGAAATATTTCCTAATCCTCAGTCAAGTAGACTAAGATAAATTATCACATGAAATACAAATGATTGAAGCTGCTCTTTTATTAGGATTAGGAGCTGTTGGTTATATGTTAGCTTCACAACCACCAGAAAAAGAAGGTTTTGAAATGCAACCAAGACCTACACAACATCATGATGATGAAGTTGTACATGAACAAGTAAAAGGACATAATAACGAAGTTCCTTATTTTGGTGCTAGAGTAACTCAATCTATGTATTCTGGTGCAACTGATCATATTTTAGACAAACATACAGGTGCAGGAAAAGAATATTTCCAAAAACGTGAAACACAATCATTTTATGATATTAAATCTGGTACTGGAAATCCATTTGGTCAACAAGTAGAATCGGATTTTATGCAATCGCGTATGGTTACAGGACAACAAATGAAAAACGTTTTTCCAATTGATCGTGTTAATGTAGGACCAGGTGTAAATGACGGATATACAAATGTACCTAAAGGTGGATATCAACAAGATGCATTAAGAGAGTTTTCTTTACCTAAAACTACAGATGAAATAAGAATTGCATCAAAACCTAAACTGACTTATTCATCTGAACCTGTTCCTGGTAATAATAAAATCACTCAACCAGGTGTTCAAGCACCTGTAAATAAAAATAAACCAGATAAATTTGCATTATTAGGTATGGATAGAGCAAATACATCTGTAGGTGCACAAGTTGCAAATGCATTATATCCTGAACAACCTATGAAAGAACAATCTCGTGAATCTACATCTGTAGCATATTATGGAAGTGCAGGTGGACAAGAAGGTTTATGGGCTTCATATATTCGTGCATTTACAGAACCTTATCAAGAATTCATGAAATTAACAGCTGAAGGAAGACCTGGTCCTGTAGGTCCACAAGGATTTGGTCATTCTGTAGGTGGAGATATGATATCTATGCAAACTAAAAAAGATGAATCTGTTTTATCTGATGCAACAAGATTTAATGTACCTCAACAAATTACAAATGCACATGCTGAACACATTGGATCTTATAGATATAATGAACCTTTACAACAAGATGTTCATATATCAAGAAATGGTTCTTATATGATTGAAGCACATCAAAATAATCCTTATACTCAACCATTGAATAGTATTTAAAAAGAAAAATTGTTTAAACTAATAAGATGGAATTAATTAGAGAATCATTAATATATAAAAATAATATTCTTGATGTGTGTATTGGTAAATTAACACGTCAAGAACAATATGAATTAATAAGATTAATTATGGCAACAAGAAAAGAAGGTATAAAAATATGTGATTGTGAATGTAATTCTTATGTTCTACGAGTTTTACGTTTACTTGGTTTTGAAAGAAATAAATGTCTACGCGTTTTATGATTACCACCAATATCTTGTAATGGTGGTGGGGGTGGATTATTAGTTGGATGTGTACTTACCAATTCTCTAACAGAATTTTCATTATTAAACATATTTTGAATAATTTCAGAATTTGTTTGTGTAGTATCTTTAAAATCTAAAATTTCCAATCTAATAATT